CCATCAAACCAAATTCCTTCTTTTCTCGTGTCTTCTCTTGAGCACCATTCTCGTGCTTGTTCAAGAGAGAGGCCTGTTCTAATTATTTTATTTCGGTTATGATTCTTGTAGAATCTTTTAATTGTATAAGTTTGCATATTTTTATATTTAATTAATAAGCGAGTTCTCCTAGTAAGAGGATGATTAGTCTCCTCTTACTGAGAGAATAGTATAAAATAACTTTTGAGATAAAGCTCTCTCCTTAATGAATAATTTTAATGAGAAGGCTTAGATCTGTATTGTTATTGTTATAATTAAATTATATCATAGAGTCTGCTGCTTGTAAATAGTAAGTAATTACTGCGTTATATGAGTTATTAACAAGTAATCTTTTAATAGCTCTCTCTTTTTTAAGAAAGATATGATTATATAATCATAATAATAAAATTTATTTTTATATTTTTTAGTATATTTTAGAGAGTTCTTATAGAACATAATTCTTTATTAATCTATGTAACCTTACAGCTATAATACTCTTACTATTTACAAATATAAAAATATATGATATAATAATAGTATACTACTACTACTACTACTACTACTACTACTACTACATTACAATACAATACTCTTACTATTACTACTATTACTACTACTATTACTATTCTTACTACTATTCTTATAAGAGACTATATTACTATACGTAAGTATTATCCTTATATATAAGTATACTTACTACTATACTATACTATACTATTATATACTCACTATATTACTTAGTGATTATATAATATTATACTATAATGTCTACTATGATTCTTGTTCTTAAGGACTTTTTTCTGGTAGCTTAGAGTAATAATATGATTAATCTGCTTAAGCTAGTAAAAGAGAATTGATCTTGCTACAAAATTATATATAACGAGCAATCCTTCATTCTTAGATATTAGTATTAAGCAATATCTTGACACAGAGTATAAGAGAGCTATGTTTGAGTCGACGCAAGTATAGTCTTTATTATTACGCTGTAGTAATGATACTTAACAATTAAATACGTGAGAGAATAAAGAGTTAAAAGAGAATTCTTTAAAAAGAGTTCTTTGTAATTTGACTTTAAAAAAGCGTTCTTTATTTTTTTATATCTAGTGTTTATAAATTAGAAATTTAAAAAGATCGTAAGATTAGTAAATTAGAAATTTAAAAAGATCGTAAGAATTTAGAGAACATAAAAAGAAGTGAGATTTCATTAAGAGATCTCAAAAAAGAGAATCATCATTAAAGATGAAAATAAAAAAGAAATATTATGAATAAACATAAACAAGACCAGAATTATTCTGCTCCTGAAGTAACAAGAGTAGATAAATCAGGAAGAGTATTACCCAAAGGTATCCCTTTTGGTATAAAATCAATTGGTTCTAATAAAGCTAATAAAAGCGAAGAATCTAAATCAAAAGAGCAGCTCTTATTAGAGCAACAAGCTCAAGAAAGAACTTCTCATCTCTTAGGAGAGATTGAAGTAATAATGAGAGAAAATAATGTTTCTATTGAAGAAGCTAATCATCTTTTTCAGTTCTTTATAAATTTTTATTCAGAGAAAGCAAGAAAAGAATTTATCTTTACTCATAATACTAAATCTCTAAAAGTAAAAGGAGGTTTACAAAAAATGAGAGAGAAAATAAAATCTTATGCAAAAAACAAAACTACAACTTAATAAAGAACAAGCAGCACGTCAATCTGCTAGAAGAGCTATAGCAAGAAGAGAAGAGATAGAAGCAGAAGCAAAAGAAGTCTTAGGAAACCTTGATTATTATAAAAAAGCAATCAAATTAACTTTTAAAGCAAGCTTACCTCCAGTTAAAAAAGGTCCTAAATTAGAACCTCATAAATTAATGCTTTCACGAGCTTGGAAGACTACTGCTTTAAAACTAGCTGCACAAGGAGCATCAATGGTTGAGATTATGCTAGCAATTGGTGTTAAACCGAAAAGACATGCTCGTCTCCTTAAAGAAACAACTCCGAAAGGAAGAGTATATCGAGCAGTTATGACAGAAGCAAAAAATCTTTGTGAAGCATGGTGGTTACAAGTTGGTCGAAAAGGCTTAACAATGGGAACGAAGTTTAATTCTAGCTTGTATTATATGAATATGAAAAATCGATTTGGTTGGAAAGATAAAAATGAAACTGAATTTGGTAAGGAGACTCTTTCTGTCATAGAAGATAAAATGAGAGAGATTGCAAAAAGAGGGAGAGCAAATAAATAAATATGATTACGTTAAAAGAAATAAAACAATTAGAGGGAAGAACAGACTTCTTATATCCAAAATGTGATTTTAATCTTTATGATGGTAAAGTCGTTTTAAACCACTCTCATAATGAATTAAAAAAAATTATTGAATACGAGAAAGAACAAAATAAAGAAGATCCAATTTGGCAATTAGCTTATGAAAATTTTGTAGATGATTACGAGAAACCATTTGAATTAACACCTGCTCAATTAGCTATCTTTAAATGTATTTTCTATAGAGATTACCCAAGAGTTCATATTGTCTCGAGTACGCAATATGGTAAAACTTTAAATATAGCAAACGCATTATTAGCAAGAATCTCGAGTCATGCAGATGAATGGTTAGTTACAGTTCCTGATATTAAGAGAGGACGTAATCTGCTTAAGTATATGATTAAAGCTACATCAAGAAACGAATATTTTAAAAGAAAATTGATGGGAGTTAAAGATAAAGATTATACAGCAATGAATAGATTATTAGAGGAGAAATCAAAAATAAAATTAACATACCAAATTATTGGAAAAGGAGATAATGTTCCGAGATATGGTTCAGTTGAATTAATTACTTGTGAAGCACATAGAACTCAAGATGCAATAGAAAGTATTATGGGCTTCGGAGGAAATAATGTTATCTCTGACGAGAGTTCATTAATCTCTGATGAAATTGAAGCTGGTATCTTTCGTATGTTTGCTGGAAAAGGATCTGACTGTTGTTATATCAAAATTGGTAATCCCTTTCATAGAAATCATTTTTATAAAAGTTTTATTAATAGAAGATATAAGAAAATTTTTATAAATAAAGAAATTGGTTTAGCAGATGGCAGATATACAGAAGAATTTTTAGAAGAAGCAATGGAGAAACCAAAAGCAGAAATCCTTTATAATTGTGAATATCCACCTGAAGATGCACAAGACGCAGATGGATGGTCAAAATTATTATTAGGAGAAGATGTTAAGAGAGCAGTCCTTCCAGAGATTAAATTGATTAGCCCGATTCGTTTAGGAGTAGATTGTGCAGGAGGAGGAAAGAATCGGTCGATCATCGTGGCAAGAGGTATAAATGGAGCAAGAGTTCTTTGGCAATCAAAAACAAGAGATACGATGGTTATAGCAGAAGCAGTTTATGATTATTCTATCTCCTTAGGTGTTGCACCTTCAGATATTATGATCGACATGATTGGATTAGGAAGAGGCGTTGCTGATCGAGTTTCTCAATTATTAGGAAGACCAACAGGAGTTAACGTCGGACAAGCAGCCACAACAAAAATCCATAAGAAAGAATTTTATAATTTAAGAGCATTAGCATATTGGAGAGTAAGAACTTGGATTTTAAAAGAAGGAAGATTAGAGAAGCACCCTGGTTGGGAACAACTCTCTTCTTCGTTATTTTATAAATTAAATAAAGGGAAAGTTCAGATTATGTCAAAAGAAGCAATGAGAAAAAAAGGTATCGTCTCTCCTGATGAAGCAGATGCACTGATGTTAACATTTACAAAGAAAGACGAATATGTAGAGACTGGTTTTTCAAAAAAAAGAAAAAAAGAAGAATCATTCTTTGAAAAGAAAATGAAACTTAAAAGAAAGAAGAGACAATCATTTTCATCAATTAGAATATAACTATGAAAATTAAGAAAAGTAAAATTTTAAAAATTAATAGACAAGATGAGAAAGCAATGAGCAGTGATTTTGAGATTGATAAAAAAAAGCAAGAAGCTTTTTATTCTCCTGCTCCTGTTCAAGATGAAAAAACCAGAGAATATGTTCACATGAGAACAAATGAGATTTTAGAGATGAAGCAAGCAAGAGATCAAGAGCATCGTCATTTCGGAATCCTTGAGGATGGCTCTTCTTGTTCTCTTCTAAAATATATTAATGAGAGTGAGAAGAGAATGAATGGTTCTTTAGAGAGAAGTGAATTTAAAGATGATTGGCAAGCTAATATCTTTGATCATGTTACAAGAAATAAAACAATGCAGATTTTAGCAAGATTAACTGCTCAGCGAATGAAATCATTTTTTTATAATATAAGAGGTCTTCAGTCAGATGTTGCTTTAGTTATTTCAAATCTATATGAAGCAAACTCTCGTGGAAAAAATGGTCTTAATAAAGGAGAAGAATTTTTATTTCAATCAATGTTTGAAAGTATTTTAAAAGGAACAGTTGTTCGAGAGATCTCGTATTTTGAAGGAAAAAGAAGAGTTAAAATAAGAAAAAATAAAAAGAGATGGGAGTATAAAACTATCTATACATACGAAGATGTTTTAAAAACAGTTATACCCTTAGAGGATTTTATTCCTGGAGATGTCTCTAAATTTAAAATTGCTTTGATGAATAAATGTGCAACAGAAGAACCGATGTCGTTAGCTACTTTTATTGAACGATATTCTTCGTTTCCAGGTTTTAGTAATGTTCGTCCAGTCTCGTATTATTCAGATGCAGAGAAATCGTTCTTTAGAATTAAAGATGTAAAAGACCAAGTTTTAGTTAGAAGATATTTTAATAAAAATACAGATACATGGGATGTTATTGCAAATGGTTATCTTTTAACAGAGATAGGAGAACCTCTTCCTTATAAGCATAAGCAACTTCCTTTTGTTGATTCTAAGTTTGAGATTCTCTCTAATAATTTTTTCTATGGGATGAGTTTACCATTTAAGTTAGCATCGTATCAAGATATGGATAATGCTTTATTGAATATGATTTTAGATCAAGTTTTTATTGCATTGAAATCTCCAATCTTTAATGCTTCTGGTTCTGAAATAGAACTTGATTGGATGTATCCTTCTAATGTAATTGATATTGATCCAGAAGCAGATGTTAATAAAATTAGAGAATTTAAAGTTCAACCAGAGACAGGAGCAGCTACTCAAATGCTAAATATGCTACAATTAAGAATGAATGAATCTTCTGTTCAAGGACAAGGACAAGCAGCTGGAACACCACGGTCTGCAGAAGAAATTGCAACTGTTCGAGAGGCATCTATGGATTTAATGGATCTCTTTCTTAAGCAGATGGAGTGGGCAGAAGAAGATATTGCTGAACAAACATTACAAA